CGCCCTAAAAATTAATAGAAATTACCGCCACCGATGTCTTTAAGGTTTTTACCTGGGCCGACTTTAGAAGAACGTGCTGGTTTACCTTTTACTGCATTGTTTGCACGTTTGGAGCCTGATGGTCCATTATCTACCTTAGCGTCTGGTCCGCCGCCGCTTGTTATGCTGCCAGTTTCTTTATAGTTTTGGCGAAATCCAATTTCACCAGCTTGTTTTTTAATTGCCATGTTATTGTCCTTGTGGAGGAGTTGGTTGTGGTGCTGCTGCTTGTTGTTCTAATGCTTGTTGATGCTGTTGATCATTTTGTTGTAGCGTTTGGACATGATCTAGGCCAGACTGTTGTGCCTGGTTTTGTGCTTGTTGTGCTTGTTGGGCCTGTTGCTGTTGTGCGTCAATTTGACTTTGAACTGCCTGGGCTTGTTGTTGGAACTGTTGTTGCTCAATTTCCAGCCCATGCTGTCTAATGTCCTGCTGGGCTGCATGAGAGGCCTCCAGAGCTGTTTGATTTTGCTCGTGAGCCATAGCCTGCTGGTCTGCATCCCACTGCGCCTTAGCCGTGATCATAGCAATACGCTCACGTGAGGCATTGTTAATGTCAGCCATGGCAATGTTAGTTGCGTTTTTATTGGAGTCCACCACAGTCTGAGTATGATACTTAGTCTGTAGTTCGGCCACTTTTTGTTGCAGCTCAGCAATTTTAATCTGGTAATTTTGTTGATCTTGTTGCATCTCAAGCTGCATTTTAGCCTGTGACTCTTGTTGCTTACGCTGAGTCTCGGCCATTTGGGTCTTAAGAATAACCTGAGCTGTCGGATCGCTGTTGGCAGCATTTTGTTGTTGGGCCTGTTGAGCCTGCTGTACTTTTTGTGCCAACGCCGTAATTTGCTGAACGTATGGAGTTAAGTTTTGTTTAGCATCTTGATCAACCATTTGTGACGCTAATGCCAAGGCCTGTTGGGCCTCAAGGTCTAGTGGTTTTTCTTGGTGTAAGTTAAGCGAGTCTTTGCCGCCTGATGCTTGTGCCACATACGCACGCATAGACTGCAAATAGTGCAATGTTAAATGCTGCTTGATGTGCTCTAAAGCATGAGGAGAAAAAATAGGCCCAATAACAGGGTTGCCACCATAAGCTGGGTTATTTGCATATTCAAGGTGAACCTTAAGGTGGGCCATGTGATCCTGGTCAGGATACGCTGCGGCTGGTCGGCCCATTGTCATGGAAACGTTTTCTAATGCTGGGTTAGACTCTTTAGCACCCATTGGGTTTGGTAGTACTTCCTCTACACCAGGAACTTTTAACTGTTGCAACACACGGCGGTAAACCGCACGTAAGTCGAATATACCTGGAGGCGCAGAGGTGGCCATCTGTAAAAGAGCCTGGTTCTGTGCAAGACGTTGTGTCTCAGAGAAAATGTTAGGGTCTGATACAGGGCGTACGTCATTGTTTGCCGCAAAGTCACGAACCTTAATCTCAGAGCCGGACTGATTGTCCATCTCGTCTAAGTACCAGTGATTGATACGGGAGATGATAGCAAGCGACTTAGCCTGTGATCTATGTAAACGTGCATGAATTGAGGAGAATACCTTAGCACCCTGTTCAATTAACGCCTGAGTTGTACCGACTGGTGTATTAGCGTTAGTGTCTGCAATCTTTTCTTCTGCAGTAGTAACAACACCTTTTGCCGCGTCTGTTAGCCAGCCTAATAGGTTAAACAGCACAGAAGACGGCTGATTAAACGGCATTGGCATTGCGATCTTACGTACATCATCAACGCCAGGTGCGCCTTCAATCTCAATTACTTGTGTTGGCTCGATTCTGTCTGACTGCCCACCAATTCGTCCACCTTTAAGTTTAAGAAGTGTCTGGCTGTTGTTGATATGAGCAGCGTCAAGCAAAGCGCGAAGAGCACCGGTAAGAGCAGCAGAAAGACCACCAATGAGATGAGGTAGTCCAATAGCGTAAGCTCCACGCCAAGGAATGAATTTAAACTCGACGAACCAGTCGAGTTTTTCGAGTTTCTCATCGTTAGCTTCCCAGTTACGATATAGACCAATAACTTCGCCTGTGGTCTCGTCAATTGTTAAAATGTACGGTGCGCGTGCTCCATCTGTCTCTGAGTCTTCCTCTAAACGTAAGAAGCAGGTAATTTCGTAAATACGACGCAAACCGTCAACGTTTTTAGAAGGCTCTTGTTTGCCCTCAATTTTGTTGTTAGCCTCTTGGCTGCGGGTTTGTTCTGTGAGGGGTGCGTCAGATGTGTACGTTGAGTTAATGTCGCGGTAGATACCAGCGTCAACACGTTGAAGGAATACATCCTCTGTAACGTCTTGAACTTCGGTTACACGCTGTGCTGTGTAGAAGTTTGTTGAGGCATACGGAAGAAGAATATTATCAATTGGTACCCATTCGCAGGTAGGCCGCTTTTGTTCTGAATCAAAGCGCCATTTAAGGAACTGTGAACCACCGAGCGGTAACTGAGTGAGCAACTGCTCCATCTCGTCTCGGTACTCTGGCACTTGTTCTGATAATTGCCAGTTAAGGAAGCTAACTTTACGATCGGCTGTCTCTTCTTTAATGCGGTCTGCTTCACCCTTGATGTTTGACTTAACAACACCGTCGGGTGGCAGTAATTCTTTTGCGGATGAGGCAGCAAAGTCAACGCATGCCTCAGCCATAATGGGGTGAACGACTTTGGAGGCTCCGTCGAACGTGGCTCCCCCGGGCGCGTCCTTACCGAGGCCGGTACGGCGTAGACCTTCTTCGTATTGTTTGTCACGTTGTTCACGTGACTGTTGGTCTACATCAATTAAGTCTAAGTATTCTGATGCCAAAGATTGTAAGACGTCGTCGTCAAACTCTTCGGCTAAGTTGGCATAAAATTCTGGTGCTTCTTGTGGTGATTTTTTAGGCGTAAAGTTAACGACTACTGAACCGTCGTCTAATTCAATAACCTCTTCCTCAACCTCGTCCTCGTCAAGACCTAACGCTTCTTCGTAAGCGTCCATCTCCTCATCTTGCATCTGGGCTTCTTGAATGTTTTCTTCGCTGTCAAGACCCGGAAGGTTTTGACCCATCTGCATTGGAATTTGTGGATTTGCCATTATTTGTTTAGTGTTGTATTTTTGAGTGAGAACCTAGACTCGTGTGGATCTGTCTCGTCGTAGTGTTCTTGTAATTTGTCTGCGCCAAAAGTGACGGGTATCGATAAAAGTTGTGGTGCTCCACCAGGTAGCATGCCAATACCGGAGCTTATTGTTCCAAGTCCGGAAATAGCTGCACCACGATAGTCACCTTGGTGTGCACGCTCTAATGTGTCAATTCCTCTTTCGCCTGTATCTAATGCTGCCAGTACTTGAAACGCAGGATTTAACTTATCAAACACTTTACCGGCAACTCCAAGTGTTTTATAGGCTGCATTTTTAAGATAACCGGGTTGCTGTTTTGCTATTTCAACAAGTCGTGCAAACTGATCTTCAGATAACGGTTGACCGCCAGGTGCAAGATGTTGTGGTGTTACTCCATGGGCAATCATTGCTGCCATCATATCTTGAGGTGACATATCAGTTGATCCACCTTCTGCAAACGGTATTGAATACCTTGCATTAACGCCTTGCATGTAACCGCGCCCGGGTATTGAGTTAATTGAACGGTTTGCGCTAATGTCTAAATTGCCGGGGCCTACAGGCATATTTGCGCCGATGTCCATTTGACCTGGCATTAATTTTACGCCATGCTGTCCTGGAATTGCCATTCCCATACCAGATACTCCGGCACGTACTCTAGCATTCTCATTTAATTCTTTTTCAAGTTGCATGCGGGCAATTGCGCCCTGGGGTGTGTTCATGTATCCTACACCCGGCATACCAGACATACTAGGAATACTGCGTGCATCAAAATTAACATTTGGTAAATTGCTTGGGGTTTCCATATTGGTCACCCCTCCACCTGGCGCAAAGTGGGGCACTATGCCAGACTCTTGCATCAACATTTGTTTTGGTGTGTTTAGCATCCCAGGAGAATCAGGCAAAGCGCCAGCCTCTTCTAGTAACATTTGGTGGGGAGTCTTTAATAGTTCCATTCTAAATATAATAATGCAAGAATACTGGCCTATCCGCCCTATTGGGCGTAGGGGTTAACAAACTTCTTGCTGTACTCATCATCCGCGTAGCTATAGTCGCGGGCGGGTAGGGGATCGAGCTGAATCCAGCCAGAATCTCTTAAAACGCGCAATGCCTGGGACAGTGAGTCCACGTAGTCATCATGGCCGCCCGCCTCTGGAAACGAACAAACCTGACGAATAAATCGTTTTGCCCAGTCGGCAAACTCTCCCTTTAACTTAATGTCCTCGGGTATGAAGATTTTACCCTTGGCAACGAGCGGAGCCACGATGTTAAGTCTTTGCACTTTATCTGCGCGTCCTGGGTTGTAACCGCGCACAGGCACGTGAGCGCCCTGGAGTTCTTGGATTAGCGAGATACCGGCAGATTTGTCTTCCATGAGAATCAGGTCAGCTTTACGGCCTTTACCAAACTCATTATCAGCGCCATATACTACCTCTTTAAAGTCATCAATTACTTTGCGGCGAAGTTCTGGGTACGAAAGGTGTGCATCCCACGCGTCTAAAAGGATAACACAGGTACCAGCGTCCTCTCGTTCAAATATTCCCCACACCGTGCAGGCTGTCGGGTCGTTCATTGTCTTTTCAGAGGTCGCCGGGTCATACGAGGCAATTACGTACTCTAGCGTTGGCGTTGGCTTATTAGCTGGCCATAGCTTAAACATTTTACGTTTGATGATACCAGACGACTCAGGGTCAAGGATCTCACCATAAATCTCCTGCCTGCCAATGTCTGTACCATCGTACGTTGCAAGCTGTTTAAAAAAGGTCTCTGAGAGATTGTCCTTGTTATCAAACGAGCTGGCGTTAACTACATAGACGTCGCCGCCGATTTTTCCCTCGTTGAGGTCAACGATGAGTTCTTTTGGCTTTGGCGTTGTGGTGATGATTTGCTGGACACGGGGGATTCGGGGGTCTTTAAGACGCAGCGTGAACTGTACGCCGTCGTAGGCCTCGTCAAGGTAGTCAAACGCGCACAGCTCGTCAAACCAGGCGCCGTGGTATTGTTTACCGCGATACCGCTCTGGCTCGGATGCTGGAATTCCCTGTATGATTGATCCATTGGTAAGGGTAATCTCGAATAAGGACTTGTTGTAGTCCTTGATAAGGCTTGGGGGGATGATGTTGATAAGCCCTGAGTCTCCTTCAAAGCAGGTTGCCCTGATGTCGTTGGATGTAGGGGCTGTGACGAGCCAACGGGTGTTGTCATACATCCAAGCACGAATACCAATCCAATGGCTTGCAGTGTGCGTCTTGCCTGATCCCCGTCCGGCAAGCATAAGAAACGTGTCATACTCTCCATCTTCTGGTTCTCTTTGATGTGGTAGCGCCTGCAACGACCATTTGATGCGCCACATGGCCGCCTCTAGCTGTTGCTTAGGCCAGTGTGGTCTGGCCTGCGCGAATTTTGTGAGCTCTTGCTCTTGTTTTTGTGTTAGCATGTGGAAATAAAGCCTTCTCCTACGAGAATCGTATTGTCATCACCGGTTGTCTCGATATGAATACAAGATTGGCCGGGGATTTTGGTTATGCTGGTGATATACCTGCGATCATGGTGAACCTTTACAGGTTTTGAGCGTTGGTATGGGACCAGATGGTGTTTTGACTTAAAAGTTAGTGTGTAGTTACCAAACTGTGGCCGATTATAGACCGATGTCTTGGATCCTAACGACTCAACTAGGTATTGAATCTGTATCACGGTCGGTAAATGCTGCGACGTTACCTGGAACGTGTCCTTTTTTTCGTTATACTGCCCCGGCTTTGCCATAATCACGCCCGATAGCAGGTCGATACGTTGCTCAATCGAGGCAAGAAGGTAATTATTTGGTATTTGCTTGGGAATATTGGGTATAAGATGTGATTCTACTGTAGGAATAATCCAAAATGTGTGCTTGCCGTTGGGGTATTTGCAGTAGTGCTTGGTCTTGTAGCCATAATCTCTGAGCTTTTCCTTGACGGTGTCACAGTTTTTAGCCGAGGCGGAGTACATACCTTTTCCTTTTTTGCTAAAAAACCAAAAGCCCATCACAAATGGGGGAATAGGTAGGTCTTGGTGCGGTAGTACCACAGGCTGCGTGGTGGGAACAGAGAAGTTCTTGCGCAGGTTGGTGTGTATCAGGGGCTGTCCCAGTAAATCCTGCAGCTTAGTGTGCTTAAGAGGGCGGCGAAATCTATTCACACCCTTGTAATCATACAAACGCTGCCGGTACTTGCGGGTCTCGATCATAAAGCAAAGGTTATGATCGCCGCTGACACATAGGGCGTCGTCAAACTGTACCTCGTAGCAGTCCTCTGCCCGGTACTCTTGGATTAATTTTATCCTAACCACCTTACCATTACGGTCAAACACGTAATCACCAACCTGCAACTTGTACGCAGGCTTCCAGTAGTCAAGAGTTAATACTTTTTCGTTGCTGAGTATTGCCATAAAAGTTTTCTAGGACCCAATGGTCCAGCCAGCGCCCTAACGGCGCTCGTATCCTGTTCTGTATTTCAACTGGCAGGTTTTGGATGTTCACTGCCTCCGCGGTAATGCTAAGCCTGTACTGCATGTACTTGGTTGTCTCATAGTCCAATATTTCTATTGGCACGTCTACCAGGTCCATCTTAAGTGCGTCACAAACAATCACACGAAAGCCAAGCAGCTTTTTTTGACTATTTTCCAGGGCACCCTGTATTTGGTACACGTATTTGCTCATACTTATAATAATACAAAAATCAACGGCTTAGCGTCCCACGGTTAAAAATATACCAACTTGTCCGGACAACCTGCTAGGGTTGCTAGGGTTGCTGGGGTATATTCCAGCTTTACCCCCACACTTACGTTTTATTTTAAAAAATTTTAAAAAAGAGTAAAAAGGGCTTGCAACCCTAGCAACCCTAGGACCGATGCTATAAGTTATTGATTTATATAGTTCACAATGATAATGATTCTCATTTACAAAAAGGACCTTTCCTAGCAACCCAAGGACGTGTTTAGGGTAAACCCTAATGTGTTTAGTAATTTACAAAAAAAAATTTAAAATTTATACAAACTTGAGCTTTGTGGGGCCCCCCGCCCCAACTTGGTGCATAGGACCCAAATGGGGGATGTGGTTTTTAAACAACACCCCTATGCACCGTATTGGTGCATTAACTGATCACCTGCTCACCTATAGGCTGGCACGCTTCTTGCCTAGCAAGATCTATGCCAGCCTAGCAAAGCACAGCGCAAGCCTAGATGAGAATGCTTCTCATTCGCATTGAGCTGGCACGCTTATTGCCTAGCAAGATCCGTGCCAGTTAGGCAGTGCACCAATGTGGTGCATAGGCTCACGGCTCATCGCCTAGCAAGATCCGTGCCAGTTTGCCTATGTGGTTTAAACGTGATTAGAGGCACCTAGGAGACGAGCAGGCTCGTTGCCTCATCAGTGTATTACCGCACCGACGATCGAGGCGCTATGACGGTGAGCACCAGCCACACAGGCTTAGCGGGCGATGCGCACGTGAGGCGATGAGGTCTATGTGGACCGTCATGACGCTAACAGATTACGAGCTCGTCACCCCACTGCATCCCACTGCATCCCACTGCATCCCACCACTAATAACCCCACAGTCTAGTCGGGTATTAAACAGACAGCAAACCCAATAGATATAAGGCACAAAACTATTTGCATAAAGGTGTTGACATTTGTTTCAAAGGTCGGATAATACAAGGTATCGGAAGTGCAGTGGCTAATCCACTCAAGAGGTGACTAAGTACCAGCCTCTCTAATCATGTGGCAGACCTCATGTATAAGTGTGAGCGAAGAGTTACCCACGGCGTAGGCTGTCGCAACAGTGGGCAGATAGTAATGCTCAGAGCGCATTGTAACCAGTGTGCTCGAGGCAGTACTAACAACAGGAGATTATATGTACACTATCAATATCGGACTAGCTAACCCTTTCACCGGCGACAACAACAGCGTCGAGCAGACACTGACTGTCGCTCTGAGCTTTGTGCGCAACGTGACTAACGTACGGGTGTCGTACGACGGTGACGAGCCTACAGTGATCATCCAGTACGCACTACCCCACGGTAGTATCAACGTGCTGGCTAGTGCACTGGATCAGGACTGCATCGCACTGTTTGACCATGAGATCGGCAAGGGATCACTGATCGGTGACAAGGCAGAGGCATGGGGTGAGTTTAACCCTGAGTATTTCCAGTTTATTTAACAGGTCGAAACCGGAGTGATCCGGTCTGAGCGTTATGCGCTCACTGATGAGACCAACAATGGAGGCATTATGCAACCCAAGATTACTTACTCGCAAGCAGTCGCACTGGTACGGGACTGGATCGACGTGGCGCTGACTAACGGCATACACGGCATACAGGTAGCGGACTACAGCATCACCCAAGAGTACCGCACCAAGGGCGTGACACAGATGCGCAGGGCACGCACGTTCGGCAACCTAGGCGACATCCTAGTCCAAGGCTATGACGAGCTCGGCAATACAGTCGTGCTCACCAGTAACTTACAGACATACAACATTTAACAGGAGAATAATATGACACGTAACCACAGACTAGCATTTAACGCACTCAAAAAGATCGGCGCTCCAGTATATGAGCGCAGTGACATTGAGAATTTTCAGATCAGTGCCGAGTCCAACAGTGACTATATTTGGGCGGACTATTACGAGGGTGACTACTTGGACGGCTACGAGTTTGGAGTGAGCCCTAAGATCACCAAGACCTTAGCCAAGTATGGACTGCACGCCGAGTGGATCAATGCCGGTGAATTGGGAGTATACGAATGACTAGAGCAGGACTTGATTGATAGAATATTTAATTGATAAGTAACAGGATGTATAAGGCTGGCGATTGACTGACACTATTCAGCTCTATGGCTCTTAGAGATTTCAGACTAAAAAGACTTCAGTCGCCAGCCCTATGCACCCTGCACTCACTAACTAGGAGGTAACATGGCATACTCAGGAGCCCATAACATGGGTGAGATTGTTAGATCAAATATGAAGTGCCCTAATTGCACGCACAAGCGTGAGTTTATATACAGCAAGGGCGTGCGCTTTTGCTGGCACTGTAAAAAGAAGACATTACTCACCCAAGAGCAGTGCGACATAATCAATGAAGAGAACAAACTAGCACGGGAGACTACAGCATGATTACAGCATACTTTAAGGACGACAAGGGCAACACCCTTGTCATTGACGCACAGACGTTTGAGGAGGCCTATAAACAGGCCGTAGAGCAGGACTTTTATGTATATGACTATGACACTGAGGAGTGGGAACAATGACAACATTTAAACCAGTAACAGCGAACGACCGTAACAGTCAATTTGGAGCCATTTGGCGTGCCTTAGAGGCGTACCGTGAGGACTGTATACCTGAGGGTCAAGATCCTCAGTACGACGCCGAGTGGAGCGATATATGCACCGTGATGGCATGGTGGGAAGAGGACTTAGACCAATTAGACAATCAGGAGGCATAATGGGAGCACTGTACGACTTATTATTGCAGGACCAGTACCGCACCACCATCTACGCACATGACGAGCAGGACGCACTAGAGATAGCCAACCGGTGGTACAATAACCCCGAGCAGGCTAAAATTAAACTACATGAGGAGCAGACATGACCACAAAGTACCAGCTATACATTGTCAAGAAATTCTATGAGCCCATCATCATTGAGGCCAACAATCCTGAGGAGGCAGAAGAAAAGGCCTACGACTGGATCGACAAGAACAACGAGGACAATAGATATACCTCAGACGACACCTACATTTACCTTGACGGAGAAATAGAATGACATTCACAATTAAAGACATCAACAACATTGAGACAGACAGTGACATTGTCGATCCAGTGGACTACTACACCAGCATTCAGCGTGCTATCAACGCGGGGATGTGGTCTATGCAGGGCTCTTATGGGCGTGCCATGATGGACGCCATCAATGACGGCAAGTGCCTGCTGGGCCTCAAACCAGCCAAGGACGCATACGGCAACGTGATACCGTCACGTTTGCAG